GTTTGAAGCAATACAGAGCCGGGGTCTGTAGGCGATTCGGTTAATGACTTTGTGGCCGAAATGCGCTCCATTGTCCCGGCCCCCCGCTCTTTAAAACGCTCTATTGGTAAAGACACGATTCTTTCAAGCGCTGACGGCTCTATTGAGTCTAAGCGCGACCTTTGCTCCCTCTCAAAAGCGTCTTGCCGGGTTCTTAAAGCCTCTTTAGCCGCGTCAACACCGCTGAATGCAGGCTCGCCCGTATCCTGTTGGGGGATTGAGACAGACATATCCGCAAATTCTTGTCTCCTTTGCCGCAAAAGCTCAGCCGCCTTGCCTACCTTTTCTTGTGTTGCGGTCATTACTTATTCCTTGTCGGGTTCAGCGTCTCTACAGGCACAAAACGGTCTTTATTTCGGTCATAAATTCGCGTGTCGCCATTTGGGGCAAAATAATATACATCGCCCTCATCGTCTTTTATGTAGCCGCCGGTTTCCTCTGTCCCTGCGTAAATAGGATTGTTAAAGTCAATAACGTCTATCGGGCTTTCACCGCTGGCCATTCTTCTCACATTTATCATGCGTTGTTTGATCTTATTAAGTAGCTCAATTTGAACATCTACCGGCAAGCCCGTGTTTAATTTGGCGAGGTTTCCCTGCAATGCCGCAAATTCAATTTGTGTTATCTGCCCTAATCCAGTGCCTCTTGAGCCAGACTTTGCGGCCTCTTCCTTCATCCTCGTTATTTCATCAAGCGCTTCTTGGCCTGCAATCGTGACATACAGGCTTGAAGCTAATTGATTGGCTTTTGAGCCGGGATAAAACGCGCCTGCCGCGCCACTGACCCCTCCAGCGTCCATCAAATCCTGCTTGCTTTCTTCAAGCAAGGCTATCGCTTCGTTTACCACTGTTAATTTAGGCGCGGTATTACCAAGAATAATAGCAGCAGACGCCTCCTCTGACCGTGATCGCTGTCTAGCCATAAGCTGGCTGTCATCTCCACTTATGGCGGCTTGAGCAATGGATTCATCCGTAAACACTTCGCGGAGATTATCTTTGCCAAGTAATTCAAAGGCGCTTTTTCCTTTTCCTGCACTAGGCGGCACAATAAATGCTTGCTTTACATCACCGCCCTCCGCCTGCAACTTTCGATAAAGAGGCAGATCTACACCGACATCTCCTATTTTTATTACTTCAGACCCGCCTTTTTCTGTAGGCAAGCCCCTTGCAATCTCTTCCCCAGTGCTGGGTTCAACCAATATATCTCCCGGCCCAAGTTTTTGAGGCGTCTTTTCCCTGCGCGACCTTGCATCAACAGCAAACTGAACAGCGTCAGCCTTTGGCACGCCATACTGATCCGCAATAGAAAAATAATTTTGTCTAGTTGCTTGATCGTTAAGGCTAAAAGATGGGTCGTTAGCGAGCGTTAAAAGTTCGCCCTTCCCTGTCTCAATTTTTTGAGCCGCTTGGCGTTGTGTCGCCTGAGATGCCATGCCTCTAAGCTGTAAAGCCAAGTCCTGCTGACCCATGTTTAAAGCACCCATAGCAGACTGTTGCAACTGCTCTGGCGTAGCCATTGGGTCTAATGCAGGGCCAAGCAGATCGGTCAGCATACCTCGTTGCCGCCTTCTGGCAGATAAAGAGCCAATGTCTTGGCCTAGCTGTTCGATGTTGCCAAAGTTAGGGTTGGCAAGTTTTGCTGCTGAAGTAAGTGTTAAAGCCATTAGTTATCCCCTAGCCAAGTCCAAGTAATTCTAAAATGTCAGGCCCATATTTTTCTGCGGCCCCGCCAATAATATCGCCTATACCGCCTTGGCCGCCACCAGAGCCACCCACAGCGCCTGACAACAGGCTAGTGCCAAGCCTACCCATAAGCTCTGCCTGACCAATGCCTGACCCTAGAAGGGCGTCTAGGCCGGCTATAGAGCCTTCAGCAAATAAACCAGTACCAGCTAGCTGGCCACGCTGTGCCAACTGAGAAGCCAGTAGGCCACGCTCTAGGGCGTTCTGAGCCTGAGCCTCTGGCAAATACGCCGCACCCAATAGCTGAGTGCCAAGTTTGGCTTGTTGCGCTTGCTCTGTTTGAGCTTGCTGGATTGCCGCCAGTGATGCCCTAGCTTGTGCCTCTTCTTGAGCCTTAGCCAAGGCTAACTGCTCAGATGTGCCACCAAACATAGAGGTTCTTACGCCCAATCTGCCTTGATTAAACAGCCTTTCTTCAAGGGCAAGACGTTGACGCTCCTCTTCTCCAAGTTGGGTAGCTCTAATTCGGTTAAATATATCCTGCTCGCGGGTGGCCTGATCCGTTCCAACATTACCAAGAAGAGTTGATGCCCCAGTAAAGGCTCCCTGAGATATAGCCTGCTCTAAAGGGCTGTAAGTTGTCTGGATATTTGGCCCAATCATTGGCCCCGCACCAGTAAATGCGCCAGCCCCAGCACCGCCAGTAGCACCCATTCCGGTCAATCCAGCGTTTCTAGCCGCCGCAAACTCTTGGTTGGTAACGGTGCCATCATTACTTATGTCAAACCCACGCATTTGTGCGGCTTGTTCATTAGCCGTAGCCTGCTCACGGGTGAGGCCCTGAGTATTCATTAGCTGTTGGATGCGAGCTTCTTGCTCCATTTGGGGAAACGATCCGGGCGCTGGAACGCCTACGCCAACACTAGAGCCTGTGCCTGTAGTAACAGTAAATGGCTTGAACTGAGATCGTGAAAAGGCTTCTTCAGCAATCTGGCCTGCACCCGCAAGCCCTCGCTCGCCAATTGATCCAAGGCGATTGTAAGCTCCCATCACTGACCCAAGGCCACCAGCAGTAGATGCTATAGGCCCAAGGTTGTTTAAGATGCTACCAAACAAACCGCCAAGAATGCTCGATCCGGCAACATTATTAATCATTTGGTCTACAGAGCCAGATGAAATACCTGAATAGTCATATCCGCCGCTAGTCGTAGCGCCACTATAAGTTCCCGAGGGGCTATAGGTTTGACTAGGGTTTATCAGTCCTTGCAGCTCATCTATGGCTTGATAATTTTGCGCTGGGTCTTGCTGGCCGACCGTCGTGCTGTACACGTATTGACTTGTCATAAGGTCTTACCTATTAGTGCTATTACATTCATTTCCTGTAGGGATATAGAGCTACCGTTTACTTCTGTTTGCAAACCTACCGTAATAACGGTGCCATTACCCGTACAATTTAAAGACTTTCTGCTAATTAGATCGCCAAGCGAAAACTCAGCAGCTGTATATTCTGACACGCCATAAAAACCCGGCGTTGATGTGCCAACCCTAAACCTTGACGTATTAGCCTGCACTGAGAAGTCATACGTCCAGCTAAGAATAATGTCTGCGTTATTACCGCCAATGATCGTAGGCCGTATTTTCTTCAGAATCTTGACCTTTGACGGGTCACCAAACGTAAGGCCGGGGCTGGTATACCGAAAGATATACGACAAGTTATTATCGTCAAACCCATCATAAGTACCAATCCCATCAACCGTACCGATGTAAATGTCACCATTACGATCTCTGGCAAAGCTCTTGAAGTTTACACTAGGCCACTTAGTTACACGAAATGAGCCATTTTCTAGCCGACCCCTAAGATCAAAGCAGTAAACAAGGTTGCTGTCAGGCAAACCTAGTAGATAAAAATAGTTTTCAGGGCTATACACGCTAGTAGCTGGGCTAGTCTTAGCAGCTAGCTTAGCAATTAAGTCTTGTTTTACGTTACGGCTAAGATCAGAAATAGGCAAAGACTTCTCTTGTATTGTTCTGCCTAGACTTCGCAAGCCGTCATCGCTTAAAAACAATAGGTCGGTGCCAATAGGCTGTACACTTTTTCTGTCTATACAGCCGACACCTGACACGGTGTCGCTAATTGCCATACTTGCAGGACTGCTTGCCCCTGAATAAGCAATAATGCTGTGTTCGCCAAATACAATAAGAAAGTCGTTGTGAGCGGCAAGAGCCACAATCTTATCTGCGCCGTTAGGCCAAGCCTTTGCAACGTCAATGTTACCGCTAGAGCCGCCAGTAAACGCATTGCCATTTAACAAATCAGACCAGTAAATAACTGTGTCATTGGTTGCGTTACCAGCAATAAACAACCTGCCAAAGGCGGCAATAACTTCATTTGCTTTAAACGTAGCGTTAGTTGCACCGCTATTAGCTACCGTAAATGTCCTGACGCCAGTGCTGTTGTCATAAACAAGAGGATCAAAACCTCTCTGGAAAAAATAAGCCTTGTCGTTAAAGTTAACAATCTTCCAATCATTGGCGTTAATTGTGTAAGAGCCGGGCGTAGCATCTACCAACGTAGTAGTGCCGGTCATAATCTTGTTGTTGCCAGTGCTAAAGATAACCTCGTTACCAGCACTATCGTAGAACTCGTGGATATTGTGAATGTGGTCAGTGCCCAACACTGTCTTGTTAGTTGTTATAACACTGTTGCCTTGCCGCGAAGCCAATCGGCCCTGTCGATCAATAATCGCATTATCTGCGACTTCTGCGAACGACGTATCCTGAGCAATAGGCGAGTCCTCCGTGTTAATGCCACGGAAGGCGGGGGCTACCAGATCAATACTTCTTAGTGGCTGTGCCATAACCTATCCTACGGTGTGTAGAAGATTGTCTCTTCTGGATGTTTTTGGGCATCTAATGCAATTGCATCAGACAAATGCTTATCAGATATTGCAAAGTACTCTGCTGTAGACGTACCGCCCGTTTCACCTCTTTCACGAGAAAGCAAAGCGATCGCCATGTGGATAACGGGGGCGCTAGGAATTGCAAGGGTGTCAGCATCGGCGCTTAAATCCGTATTCCTAATTA